CTCCATCAATATTAGTTGTTGGTGATCGGACAGAGTCCATGATTACGTACCAATCGGTCGGAACCGACTGGAAAACGAGTTCTCGTGAGACACTGTCAGATGCAGAAGAGAGATCGATGGTTGCAAGACTTCCATCCACTGACCCTATACGGGCCAGGTCTCTATTTCGGGACTGATCGTTGAGATCGATTCCGAAACGCCGTAAGCGGCGCCTTATGAAGGTGCCGATACCGCGTTGCATATACATATTAAGATCAGGTTCCTTGCAGGCAACCCGATCAATGTCCGTTGTTTTGTCGACGGTAAAAAGGACGTTACCATCCACGACCCGGATTTGCTCCGATGACGTGAATTGTGGCCAAATCGTGCTGCAGTTTATAACATCCACAGCATAATCCAACGCACGTGGCGTAACGTCTGCTTCCCCCGTGTACTTCAGCGCTGGATGCGCATCAGTACGGGAACGACTCGTCGACGCACCACCCGAAAATCCTCCAAGGAGGACCTCGAAAGGAGGCACATCGCCCAGCACCTTTTTAACAAAGTACCGGACCGTATCCATGAACGCGGAATATTTGACGCGAGGTAACACATTGTAATCCTCGCATATGGTCATCAGCCGCGTATTGGTCCACTCGTTAGTCTGTTCGGTGGATAACCACTTCCGAATAGCCGCATTTCTACGGACTTGCGGTGGAGCGGTATCTGCCGACATGAACTTCGAAAAGACCTCACTCTTCAGATAATTATTCTTGGGAGTGTCAGGGAGATGGTCGATCGTTTGACGGATCAACCCGGTCAGGTCGTGGGGAAGGCGGTAGTTCGCGTCGTTCGACGTACGCTTTTTCCGATGTCTCATGGTATTCATGTGGTGATCCAATCACAAATGCCTGTCTTTGCGTTATCGCAAAGAACGAAAGAAGGAGAACGATAATCACTGTCAGGACTATCGACAGTATAACAACGAGTGTTACACCTCTATCAGGAGAAGTTGCCAACTCCTAATAGACTCCCTGCAGCTTGACGACAGTGTCGTGGAAAAGGGGTTTATTCGCGGCCATGGCCGACGAAAACATCCCTACGATGTCGTTCCGTTCGGATTCAGTTGACGCAGCATCGAAGCTAAAGGTAGCTTCTGCGTACGCCTTCCGAACCACGACCGGCGAAACAACGCCATTGACTGTCTGATTCTGCACAACAGGAACCTCCAACTTGAAGACGGCTTTATACCGCCCAGTCGAAGTTCGCGTAAGACTGATGGTGGCACGGCTGTCGCCGACCGGAACACCAGTTGTTTCGACTACTTCCCCCACATTCCCCTGCATTGCGCGAGGGGTAAAGGTGTGGTTAACGGGAGTCGTTGCTCGGTCTGTCATGACCAAGTTTTGCAGTTGTGGCATAATAGCCTCCAAATAACAGCTAGGACAATGTAAGCCTAACTGAGGAAGTGAAAAGTGCCAAATCAGAGGGATTTCCGATTCGGAGTCTCACTTGAGTAATTGCCGAAACAGCGCAAGCGCCGAGACGACACGGTTGGTGGAAAATGGATTCCTGGCATACGGCACGGGACGAGGAAAATTCCCAAGTTTAGTACGGGAAAACTCCAAAGTCTCATAGGAGAGGGTCAAGGGCACGCCCTTGGCTCCAGAAGGAAGGTCACGGGAACCCGTCACCTTCGATACGTACCGCCTACTGGTGTATCCACTGAGGAACGTCAGGCCAACATGGGCATTAAGGGCCTCCAAGAAGGTGCCCACTGGCAAAGCCCAATCTACAACGAAGGAGTAAGGAACGAATTCCCACCCTAATTGCAGCGGATTTGCCATGCCTATACGTCGAGCGGAAGCAGCAAAACTGCTATCCAAGGTCGCAAACAGTTTACACTGGACGCGAACATCGACGCTTTGGCTCCGGTTGAACCATCCGGCAGTATTTGAGGTATTTCCTCGCTTACCACGGATGGTACGAGAAGAACTTAACACCATAGCCTGAGGCGTAGGTGTGTTCCACTCGTTAGCAATGGTATAAAGGTCGTTAGCCAGAGGCTTCCAACCATAATTCCACGCTAACCAACCAGACGCTAAAGACTTTGAGATGTCACGAGGATATTTCAAACCCCTCCCACCGCGTTTTACCGCGAGCAGTAAGGAGAATAAATCCCCCGCAGCATCTGCAATCATATTAGCGGACCTGATGGACTCACCTAGCATAGTTGCAACATTCACTTTGCCCTCGTTTAACCGAGCGAGGGCCTCAGTCACGCATTGGTTCTCTTCATAGGGAGTACCCTGAAAAGTTCCAAGCTGAGAAAGAGGTGAATTCCACAGAACACCATACTCAGAGAGATTGGTGGAGACGGGATAACCCGACCATGTGGTGTTGAACAGAGAATCCTCTCTCGAATAAACCGCAGGCGATGAACCGGTTAAGTTCACGATATGCCTGTAGTACGTAGATGGGTCCCTAAACGGGGTAATTCCACCTACAGTTCGGAAGGGATTGGAGCTCTTGTGAGCCCTGTGATGGTAATCACGCCGATGAAGCGTGGGATACTGTCCGGTGGTGACTACTCCAGTCGACTTACGAGTCTTAACTTCCTCACACCAAAGCGTGAGGGAAGTAGCCTCTTGGGTAAACTGATTTGAGATAGCTTTCACCGTCATCACAATCTCCATTATACTAAGAATGCCGTTAGGCACCACACATGAGAACATTCTTGTGTGTGAGAGGCACCC